AGGGGGGACCCTATACTATGTTTTTTACCAGGAGGTGCACATTGGCAAATGTGTGTTTCCTGTCCGTGTATGTCGGAGAAGGAGCGATGTAACATAATTACTGTGTATACAAATAGTTTGGCGTCTTGGTTCGCTTTGCGTCTTTAACTACCAATTTAGAGTATTCGTACTGCGATGCTACTTAATTGGGTACACGGTGGATTTAATGCTTCGTAGCCAAACAATTGCCCGTTTTGAGCATCACGCGTTAGTGACACTCACCCCCAACCTTTCTTTTTTTTATTTTTGTGTTGGATACAGACTTCGCCAAGGGAGTTCTTCTTTTTCTATCCTTGGTTCCAGCTTTTTACATTGGGCTAACTGACTGGGACAATGTAACCCTATGCGAATGGGCAATTCGCTTTTGGTTTTGTGATGTTTTCCTTAAAACGTCAACTACAAAAATCATGCGCGCGAGGTTGGTGTGTATGCTTTTAATATACCGAAAAATAGTGCTGTTTCGCAGGCAGCACTATATCCCGATGAAACGTAGGAAGTTGTTTCTATTGGGCACGATGAGGGTCGCGATACAGAACCCGAGTCAAGCATGGTAGGTATGATTGGAAGTGTATGACCGATTCTAAGTGGAAGAACCCACCGTACGTTACGTATGATCATTGCTACATATTCCCGGCACTTCTTGTTGTTGAAATCAGTGTTGCACGTGTAGACTGTGAGATGGCATTTTGCTCACAGGCGCGACTTACACGTGGCATTGCCTTCTTAGATACTTGGTCTGTTGCCCCCTTCATCTTTTCATAGGATTGCCAGGAGGGCAAGCGCCGTGCTGGGCGCCCGGAAGTATTTCCAAATACGGCACACCCCCTGAGGTACAACTGCGCGGCATTTCACATGATAATTATCTACAGTGAAATGCCCATACGATTATACGAACCAGATACAATGCCTTCACTCACCAGCCAAATCGTCAATGATCTGTTTGATAGCTACACCCAGGGCCCCCTCTTTAAGGGGGTTTTGGGATGCAAAACTGTGTGGGGTATGATGTACTTGTACAAGTACGCCACGTTTCCACCCCGCATCCAGTATGTTCTGGACAATGTCTGCAAGAATGACGCAGATAGGCGTTTGCTCGTGGATTGCGCACGGACGACTTCGGTGTTCAGGTCTCCAGCGGCTGCCATGATAAAGGTAGCCACTGAGCCTGACTCCATGCTCACCAGTGTGCACTGGGACGCTTTCTTTGAGTGGGTGCGCGCGAGGTGGCGCGAATACGTCACAGGCAAGGCCATCACCGATTTCGGTGCACGCATCCGGTACCGTCGTGGGAAGCGATATCACTATGTCGACACTCCCACTGTGCTACACGGTGATGAACCAGGTTGGAGTTACCTGTCTGTGCGTGGGCGGAGCATGAGCGAGAGGGCAAAGGCCGCGTTGGCGGCTGATGGTCCTCTGTATGTGCTCAGGGAGCCAGCACGTGATGAAGCGTGCGAGGACGATGAGGAGAAACTGCTGCAGAAGCGCAAGGCCCAGGCTAAGTGCAGGCAGCAGGACTCCATGCGAGCCAATGAGGCTAGGCAAAAGCGGGCCTCAAAGAAGCAGAAGAACAAGCCAGTGAAGCCAGGTGTGTATATCACTGAAGCTGATCTGGACTGTCCCAATGTCAACCACAGGAAGAACAGGAAAGCCATCCTGGCCATGCGGCCAAAGGATCCTATCCTCGTTGACAAGATGAGGGCTGCCAAGCTGAGGAGCCAGGAGCCTCCTCTGGAACAGAGGTTCCTTAGGGTGCTCGAGCAGTGCGACGAAGACACGACCGAAGTGTGGAGGAAGTGCAAGATCATTGATCAGGGTTTTAATTTACCCATCACAGTGAACGTGCACGAGCACTCTAGGACGTGGCTCGGTGAACTCATGAGCAATCTGAAGGAGGGCATCAAGGAGGCCTCACTGGGTTTTGGCGACAAGTTGAAGCCCTTGATGAAGGTTATCAAGTGGTCAGTGATGGCTATCGTTGGCATTGCAGCTTTACGGCTTATTGGTGGCGGAGCCCGAAGCATCCTTGAGATGTTAGGCTTCGTAGCACCCAAGCATGTTTCTGATGCTATCAATGGTTATGCTGATGCAGTCGAGTCTAGGGTTGGTATAGCTAGGGATCAGGCTGTCGACGTATCCGTAGATATAGATGGGATCATTGAACTAGTTACAGCTCTTAGTTTCCCCATGTTGTTTGGTGGCTCTATGTCGACCATACTTAAGGGCAACTTCAAGGATTTCGCAGGCACATTCCTTAGGGAGATACATAAAGCTCGCACGGCACCGCAAGGTGTCGAGACTTTCATTGAGGTGGGCTTGAAATGTATCAATCTTTTGTTGCGGTTCATATGTGCGGTACTGAAAGTGGATGTTGTGCGACTCAGGAGGCCACTGGATGAGGCCTTGGCCACTTTGCGAAAAGACATTGAGGAAGTGTCTTGTGCTTTTGCTACGGGCAAGTTTGATTCCAAGCCGGAAAACTTGTCGCGGTTGGTGCACATGCGTGAGAGGTTGGCCATGTTCAAGGAGTCTTACACTACAGTACGGAGTGCACAAGTTTCAATTCAGCAGATGGATAGGGATTTAGGCCGCGTTATGGCTGCACATGCGGTGCAGTTACACAGCCTGCGTGGGCACAGAGTTCAGCCGGTTATGACAGTTTTCCTTGGACCTCCGGGCCTAGGCAAGAGTACGACTATGACGCAGTTTGTGCGTGAGGTGCTGGCTCAAGTTGAACCCAACATGGAGAAGATGTCGGATGCTGCCATGATATATTCCAAGGACACGGGGCAGTACTGGCCCGGCTACAACAATCAGCCTGGCTTGATATTGGATGATTGGCTTGCCACTGTGCCTAACCCTACGCAAGAGAATGACGCCAGTCTAGTGCTCAAAGCTGTGAACCCGGCTTTGTTTCCGCTGGAAATGGCAGACGTCGAGAGCAAGGGAAAGGCTTTCTTCAATTCTAAAGTGATAGTGGCTACTACAAATTGCACTTCACTCAAAGACGTTGAGAAGACGGTACTGCATGTGGACGCCCTGTTCAGACGGTTGCACCATACATATGAAATGCGCCTGAATCCAAAGTACGAAAAACTAGTTGGGGTTTTAAATCCAAGCTACAGCAGCAAGGTTATTACGAACTCAGTCGCAGATTCCTCCAAGTATTTCTTAGATAGGACCAAACTCGAGGCCTATAAGGCTAAGAAAGGCAAGTTTCCGTGGGAATGGTGGGAGGTACGTCAGGTGAAGTACACTATAGGGATGATGGTCCCTTTGTCAGAGTGGATACCAGTTAGGGGTTTGATCATGAAGGTTAGAAAAGACTTGCAGACTAACAAAGAGATCTATGAGGCGTCAGCTACAGCAAAGCCCATAGTTACTGACTTTAGTAGACCATGCACCGTTGACCCAAGCTTGTATGACGACTTTGACGCGTATTTGGATGACACGCTTGATGTTGAGTCTGTGGGAAGCTCAGAGATCTCCGAGGGCCCGATTTGTGATCAGGCCAAGGCTGAGGGCAAGGCACAATTTCACAATGTACCGCCTGAACTTTTCACACACCCCATGTTTCACAATGACTATGACGCTTTGATGGACGAGTTGGCGCCAGATGCCGCTGCACATAAGAGGAATGTTGACATAGCCAACATCGTAGCTACATTTTCTGTGGCTTTCTTTTCTACTTTGGGTATCAGGATCTTGGTTGACACTATTATGAAAATAGTGCGGTCATTTGGCCGCACAAAAAAAGACAAAAATATTGGTACTGTCAAGAAGTTAGTGGCAGAAATGACGGACGATGAGGTGGGCTTGATGTTGAAGACTGCCAATAGCATTGCTGACCAGTCCTACGAAAACCCATTCGCTAACATGCCTAGAAATATGCGCTCAGCACCGCAGGTCCTGGCTTTGCACAATAGTGTATATGTCATTGATCAGGGCGGTTTCTATGCCATAGCTCTTGGTTTGTGTAAGCGATGGTTTGTACTGAATACGCATTGCTTGAAGCGGCTCATCAAGAATGGTGGTGAGTGCACTATCTACAATTACAGGAGTAGACAGGAGGCGACGAAGTTTTCAGTAGCTGATTTATTGAAATTCAAGCAGTGCGCAGACGTGACCTCAGACGTAGCTGTGCTGGAAATACCAACGGCCAGCGAAGTGAAGGACATCATGCACCTTATCATTACTGATGCAGATGACGTCCTCGTGCGTAATCGTACCGCCACGTTGCACGTGCCCATTATCGGTGAAACCGGTACGGGCTTTTCGAGACACACTTCAGACAGATTGTTAGAGTCAAACAATGTTCCCATTGATTCAGTATATAGGGACTCACTTTCCAAGTCCTATGAGATGAGGGGCATCGCCACAACAAACGGAGATTGCGGTTCCCCATTGGTTTTGAACCAAGGTTGCGAGAGTAGGTTTTTGATAGGCATACATTCAGCTGGTGCAGACAAGCTGGCTGGGAGCCTTGGTGTAGCGTTTTCAGCGAAGATAACTCAGGAGAAGTTACAGCACATGATGCATTCAGCTTCCGGGCAGCAAAAAATCGTTGATCAGTCGGGTGATCATTTTCCGGCTGATGGCACAAACTCTTTCAAATACGTGCGCACCTTACCAATGAAAGAGGGCACCTCATCAACACCGTATTCCACTTTGGTTAGGACCAGGTTGTGGGACAGATTGCAGATGTTCAGGTGGAACCCCAAAAATCGAAGTCCAGCTAGATTGTGGCCATTTGTGAAAGGGGAAGTCAAGGTATATCCCATGCGCAGGGCTGTAACCATTTACGGGTCGCAGCCTGTGCCCATGACTGATCCCAATCTGAAACAAGCTTGCTATACCGCATTTCGCAAGCTGAGAGAGAATCTGAGAGGCACCCAGTTGAGAGTGCTTACGTTTGAAGAAGCAGTCGCAGGAGTACCCAATGACCCATACATCAAGGGCATTCCCAGAAAGACATCACCAGGCCACCCGTACAAGCTCAAGTACAAGTCTGGTAAGAAGGAGTTCTTCGGGAAGGCGGACGAATATGATTTTTCTTCTGCAGCGTGCGCTGAATTACGAGCTGAAGTGGAGGCGATACTGGAGGACGCCAAGAAGGGCATCCGACGGGAACATATTTTTGTTGATTTTCTCAAAGATGAGTTGCGCAGTGAGGCCAAGGTTCAAGTGGGCGCGACGCGCATGATCTCTTCTGCTCCTGTTGCTTACGTCATAGCGTTCAGGATGTTGTTCATGGATCTATGTTCTAAGATCCAAGCTTTCCGCATACACACGGGAACAGCCATTGGCGTCAACGTATACAGTGAGTGGGACGCGATGGTTAGACATTTGACAAGGTTAGCGGACAAGGGGTTTGCGGGCGATTTCAAGGAGTATGACGCAAACCAACAGGAGGAGGGCCTCAAGGAGGTTGGCGTGCAGATGCGTAGTTTTTACCATGACGAGTACGACTTGGCAAGAGAGGTTCTGTGGATGGAAGTTTTTAACTCCAAACACCTTGGTGGAGAAGGCGGAGGAGTATCTTGCACCATTTACGAGTGGGTCAAGAGTTTACCATCAGGTCACCCTGCCACTTCCATCATCAACTCATTTTACAACATTACACTGTTTGTCCTTAGCTTTACAAAGCTTACGGGCAAACCTGTGGAGGCCTTTTGGGACCATGTCAGCATCATGGTGTATGGAGATGACAATGTGGTTTTTCCCTCGGCTGAGATCAGTGGTGTATACAACCAGGACACCATCCCCGCTGTGATGCGGGAGTATGGTATGACGTACACGGGCGAGAACAAGGATGGGGCAGCTTTGCCCCCCTTGAGGCCCATTGGTGACATGACTTTCCTGAAGAGGGGTTTCAAGCATCAGGATGGTAAGTGGACCGCTCCCCTCGAGTTGGAGTCCATTTTGACACAGGCTTTGTATGTGCCTGACAAGTTTAGGGAGCGCGAGATCATGGCGCAGAACCTCGAGGGTATGCTGCGCGAGTTCGCCATACACGGTAAGGAAGTCTTTGATGATTACGCACCCGAGCTGTGCTTGGCGATGCAGATGGAGTACCAGATTGCCCCAGATGCTACGCCAGACTGTGAAACGTACTATGGACGTGCCTTGGCGTCTGAAAATCCTTGGTAGGGC